CCACCAGAGGTAGTTCCTGCCTCTATCCTGTACGCCTTTTTGAAAGGCGTCGCCCCCGTTTTCGATACCACGCTAATGGAGCCATTAGAACAGCTACTCGTCCATCCATGCGTGCCGATTTGGTTGCTGGTGATGGATACAGTCGGGAAGTCCTCCCGGAACCACAGCACGGCGTCGTCCAAGGGGTTGAAGCTGCCCCCACCTCCGCTCACCGTGGCCGGCTTCCACTGCGACTCCGACGCGCTCCACACCAGGGCCTGGCCGTCGCTCGGAGCGGCACTGGACACATTGCGCCCCCGAATCCTGGCGACCGTGGTGGAACCCACGTCTCCAGTTACATCGCCTGCGAGCGTGTGGCTGTGCCCCTCCACCGCGCACGCGCCGGACGCCACCGTCAATGACTGCCCGTCCGCGGACGACTGAATACAACGCCCACCCGTGAACGATGTTGCTCCCGTTCCGCCGCGGGCCACCGGTAGAGTGCCCGACGTCACAGCCGACGCGTCGTGCTCATGCCCCTCCACCGCGCACGCGCCGGACGCCACCGTCAATGACTGCCCGTCCGCGGACGACTGAATACAACGCCCGCCTGTGAACGATGTTGCTCCCGTTCCGCCGCGGGCCACCGGTAGAGTGCCCGACGTCACAGCCGACGCGTCGTGCTCATGCCCCTCCACCGCCAGCGTTGCGTTTGCCGCCGGCGCAACCAAGGTGAAACTCGATGATGTGTCCGGCGCCTGAATCTTGACACTGCCGCCAGAAACACTGTAGAGTTTCACCGCGCCCGGCTCGGACGATTGTGACTGGATCTCGCCCGCAACCACGAGGTTTCGCGTGATTGTAACCGAATTCTCACCCTGCGTGATCGCCGAATTGCCAAGGGTCGTTGAATCAACCCACATCGCGATCGCGCCCGCATTGCCGCTGCCGCCAACCCCGCCACCACCTCCTCCCGTACCACACGGTCCCCGCGCACTCTCAAGGCGCGCCCCATCCGCCGAGACCTGCACGCATGCGCCCGCTGTCCACGCGCCCTGGCCGGTTCCACCCCGAGCCAATGACAGCACCCCAGATGTGATCTGTGACGCTGACAATTGCAGCGCGCCCTGGTGCTGCGTAACGTTCGACTGCGCTACCCGCGCATCGGCCAATGTCCCGGACACCACCTGTGACGCGTCAATCGCAACGCCGCGCGGTTCCCAATGATTCGCCGCCTGAATCCACGTTAGAACCTCACCGTCCCGCGCGCCACCACTCGCAATTTGCGTGGGCTGAATCGTCAACGCCGGCACCGGGGGTGGCGTGACGCGCACATCCGCCACGCGCACCGCCGTAGCGCTCGTCGGCACCAACCAGTACTCGACCCACGTTTCACCCGTGCTCGCCTGATATCGCACCGTGTAACTCGTCCCGCTCGGTGACGCGTTATCGTTCGCTTCCAGGCGCACAGACAGCCGGCCATCGCTCACCGCGATACGTTTGGTCCATGGCACCACCGTTCGACCGTCCGCACTCGTCAGCGCCGGCCCAACGATCGTGATTACGCCATTGAATCTCTGGCCGCCAAACGGCGTGTACAGCGTGTCCTGCACCAATGTCTGCGCCCACGCCGCCGCGCACAACGATATCACGACCAACAGAACGTGCATGATGCCTCCTACTGATTTGCCCCGATCGCGTGGTGTATCTGCGCCGCCAACGGATGGCCGTCCTGTAGCGCGCGCCGTACCGCCTGAGCGATATCGAACGAGCGGTCGAGCACCGATTTTGCATCCAGCGCGGAGATGTTCACCGTGATTGGTTGGTTGTGGGTTATTCGGATGCGCCCGCGGAAATCGTAATCCACCTCCGCGCCGCGGATCGTATAGCTGCGATCCAGCGCCTCCGGTGCGCTATAGCGCGCCTCCGACAGCCTACGCTCGATCTCCTCCGCGCGCGCCCTCCGCGGATCGCCGAATAGCGCATGTACAAACCCCAGTCCCAGGCCAATACCCGCCAGAATCGGCGCCAGCGGCCCGCTCACACCCGCAACGCTCAACATCGTGCCCGCAGCGCCCGCCGCCGCGCCCGCCGCGCCCACCGCGCCACGCGCGCCGCCCTCGCGGGCCGCCGCGTAGATGCCGAGCGCGCCCGCCGCGCCAACACCGATCATTCCGATCGCGCGCTGATGCCGCGCCCACCAACTCTGCCGCGCGGCGCCGCTCTGTGTGGAGCCGCCCGCGAAATCAATGTCGCCTACGTCGAACCACGGCGCCGCCGCGCCGTCTCCGCCCACGCGTGCGCCAGAGATCGCGCGCGTCAACCCCACAACCGCCGTCGTGTTCTGGATCGTCGCCTGCGTGTTGGCATCCGTCGCCACCCGCAACGCATCGTCGCGCCGCCCCAGAATGGTACCCGATAGTATCCGTCCGAGAAACGTTGGTCGCCCCTGGGCATCCCGTTGGCCGGGCACGATGCCGCCCAAAACACCGCCGAGTCGCTGGAATAGTTCGCCCGACAGATTTACGAATATCTGCCGCTGTAGCGTCAGTAATTGCCCGCGCAACAGGTCGCTCAACCCACCGCCGCCACGCGATACCAGTGCATCGAACACCCTCCCCGCCGCATCTCGGTACTCCTCCAACTGCCGGCGCTGCAATTCCGCGATCGCCACCAGCCGATCCTTGCGCGCTTGGTCCATCTCCGCTTCGTAGCGCACCCGGTCCTGTGTGATTGCGAACTCGCGCTGTGCTGCCTCAATCCGCAGCGCTGTTATCCGCTCGATCGCCTCCAGCTCCCCGCCGGGTCCGCTCAGAAGCCGAATCATGCGCTCTTGAAACGCCGTCGCGCGCCGCAGGGCGCCCAGCGCGCGCTCGCGCACCTCCGCCACGCGCCTTTGATTCGCCTCGTCTGTCACCTCCACGGTCTGAATCACCGGTGGCATTTCCGCCCACGCGAACCCACCGACGCCGAGCAGCTCAACATCCTGTAGGGGCACCACTCGTCTGCGCAACTGGCGCAGATATGCACCGCGCAACGCCGCCTGCACGCCCATCCGCTCAGCCTGCGTGAGGGGGCCATATTTTTCCACCACCTCGCGCAACGCGTGAGTCGTGTTCGCGATCAATCGCACCAGCGGATCCAATCCCTCTGTATCGAGCGCGTGAACCAATTTCTGGATCTCCTCGGCGCGTCTTTTTGCCTGCTGCGCCGCCTGCTCCCGCAGTTCCGCCTCAACCAGTCGTCGGTACGCCTCCTCATCGAACAGACCGCCCTCGGGTTTCGCCGTTTTCCGCTGTCTGATCGCCTCTAAAACCTCCCCGCGCGTAACCTCTATGCCGTGCCCAAGCGCCACGCCGCGCGCGAGTTTCTCTGCGCCGAACGCCTCGCCCCTACCGCGCTCCATGTACACACGCGCTAGAGCATCAGCCAGGGTCGTTCGAATCGTACGCAGCGCCTCCTCCGTCTCTTCGAACTGTCGGCGCAACTGTTCCGCCTCCTGTACCGTACGCGCCGCCGCCAACCGCCGGTTGATCTCCGCGCGCTGACGCATCACCTGTTCAACAGCCGCCGCACCTTGTTCGCGGTAATATTCGACCGCGTCCGGCCTACCCAACAGATACGCCCCAATCCCCACCGCCGCTGCCGCCGGTAATTTCACCTGCGGTGGCCCGGGAACAAATTTGAATGTCGCAATCGCCGCGCCGAGGGCAGTTGTACCAACAGCAAGTTTTGCAAAATACTCGCTGTTCTCCTTCGTAAACTTCGCGAGCTGGGTCATCGCGTTGACCGCTTTACCGAGCACCGGCACCAGAGATTCGCCGATTGCCTGCTTGGCCTCATCCGCATAACGGGCCAAGCTCGTCATTTGTTTGCCCGCGGTCAACATCGAGGCCTCATACGCACCCGCGATTTTCACGCCCTGCGCGAGCACCTCATTCAACGCAATCTGCTGTTTTTCCGCCGCGGCAAGTTCACGCCCACGCTCGCGCGCCGCTTTCGCAAACGCACGCTCGAAGTCAACCACGATGCCGTATGTGCGCAACACCTGCGGCTGTCGCGTCACAATGCCGTGAACGATTCCCGCGAGTGCCTCCGATGAGTTAATGCCCGCGATCACCGCCGCATTCTGCGCCAACCTGGCCAGATCCGTTGCTTTTTTCAAGTCGAGCTGGGCAAAAATCATGCGATTGATCGCAGCCATCGCTTCCTGTGTCGTTATGCCCAGCCGTCTCACCTCCTCCGCCTGCGCGCGCACCGATGCCACGTTCAGATTGTTCACGCGCGCCAACTGCGCCATCACCACACCCAGCGTTTCCGTGCGCGCCGCGTACTGCGCCGCGCCCATCGTGTACGATTTGATCGCCGCCGCCGCGCGCGTCACCGCATCCGCCAACAAATTGGCCTTCAGCATCGCGCCGGCAACGCTCTCGCTCGCGCGCTGGGTCGCCGCATCCATCCCACGCAGCGCTTTCTCCGCCTCCGTCGCCGCGCCCGCAATGCCCTTCACCGCGGCCACCGTCCGCTGGATGGATTCCTGCCCCTCGGTTTTGATTTTGAATAGCAGCTCCAGGGCTTCTCTCATCGTTGTTTCGCCTCAGACAGCTCAGCATCCATGCGCGCCTGCTCATAGCGCGCCTGTTCAATCTCCAACGTTTCCCACGCGTCCACCATTACCGCCGGCCAACGCGACAGATCCGATCCAAACATCGCCGCCCCTGGCACGCGCCGCGCACGCAACCACACCACCAACAACTCCATCGAGCGCGGCGTGATCGCGGAAACGGGGCATTCCGCACTACTCACGCCCTCGACCGTAAACGCCGTACCGCGCTCCGTGCGGTACTCCGGCGTCCACCACCGCCTCAACCGCGGATCCACTCGATCGGGAAAATGTTTCCGGCAATTTCTCCCTACATAGAAACCTGCGCGTCTGCATCGGGCGCACCAATACCGCTCGTTACTCCACCCTCCACTTCGCGTGAAGTGGAAGGCCAGCTTGAGTTTCCCCTCTCTTCCTCCGTGAGGCCCGCCTCTGCCATGATCGCCGCCGCGATCTCGCGGTACAACTCCGGCGGCCCCTCCTCACGCAGACTCGCCGCCGTTACCGCCTGCCCGTTGATCTCGATCCCCTCCACCGCAACCAGGCACGCATCCACGTACGCCGGTTTTACCTCCGCCTCATTGATCAACTCGATGCGGTCCGTGAGCGTCTGTAGCGCCGCCCGCTCCTGCGACGTCAGCTCGCCTAACGTGATTTCCTCTACAGGCCGATTCAACCGCGCCGCGATGCGATCGAATAATTCCTCGCGCTCCGCCTCGATCTCTCGCAACTTCGCCAGCGTATCCGCCAGCGCGAGGCGAATGCGCAAACGCACGCCCTCCGTCAGCCTGCGGAACCGGAAACTAACGCCCTCGAATCCCGGAAGTTCAGATTTGCGCGTAATGATAGACGAGTAGTTCACACACCCTCCCTTGTTAGTCGTGGAATTGGAAAAATGCCGGGCCACCGATCACGCATGATCAATGGCCCGGCGTTAGTGGAGGAGCGATGCAGGAAATCAGTAGATCCTGAGAGAGATCTCATCCAATGCCGTGAGAGAACTGCCGTGCGCCGCGCTTTCACCAAACGTCGCAACCCACCGCCGCTGGTCGTCATTCAACTCGGGCGCAACCAACTGGACGCCCTTTACCGTAAACCTCCAGCGATTTGCTGTGACTGTTCCAATCTCGATGATAACGTCAACCGGCGTTTTAGTGACTGCCTTCTGATAGAGATTCGCCGGTCCCGCCTCGTCGTTGTCATACAGAGAGAACGCCAACGTCACGTTGCGCAGATCACCCTCGACCGTGTCGCCGTAATATTTACCGAACGTGTCGCGCACCACCGCGTTTCCCGTCACAATCCGCAACGTCGCTTCACGGATGGACGCCAACGCCACGCCGTCGAACGTGATTGATCCCGTGAACCCAGCAATGCTGTTACCGTTCGTCACCGGATTGCTCGGTTCACTCGGAAACACCGTCAAACCGCCGCGGCCCTCGCTGTCGGTGCTCGCAAAATTAACCGAGTCCAACACCCACTTGCACTCACCCGACGCCGACCACGTCGCAATATTCTCACCGAGCCGGAACGTCGCTTCGTTCACTACGCACCCGAACGCCACCTGTTGCATCACACTCGACGGCGTACGAAACCGCCACAGCGTGAACGATCTCACCGTGTCCGCCAGGTTGTACGTCACCGACACACCAGACTGAATCGTCGCCGCCTGCCCGAATAGCGCTACCAAGACGGGATCGCAATCAGGCGCCACACCCGCCGTACCGCTCGCCGCCAGCGACATCTCGACCGACCACCGCCCGGATCTGCGGCCTGCAACGCCCGGCGTAGCCGTTCGCGTGCCCGTTTTGTCTGGCCGCACCAACAGCTCCACCTCCGGCACCAACGAGGCGCGGATGTGTCTGCACGCATCCGCGCCCGACAACGTCGCCGCTCCGCCCGTATTCGGAATCACCCCAAACGTAGTTTCGGTTTGCAAGTAAATTCTCTCATTTCGAGAAAACGAGAACGCCATCAAACCCTCCCTCGTTGAATCTCCTCACGAATGCGCGCCACCGCCGCATGCGCCGCGCAACGCTTTGCGATCAATTCCGCGGGCGCGCTTTCCCAATCCCCCGGGTACGGGTGTCGCTCGACCTCCTCGGCGGTGAACCCGATCGTCTCGAATTCCTCCGCCGGCAACAGCGCGCACCCACCCGCGATTGCCGTTCGGGCAACGCCATCCGGCAGCTCCACTCGCTGCCCGAACCGCGATAACTCAATCGTTCCCACATAGCTGTGGGTTCCGACAAACACGTACTCGCTCATTCCGCCACCTCGAACTGTAGCGTGAATCGAACCGTCTGCCGCCAGTGTTCGCCCGCCATATCAACCGGAGAACGCGCACACTCAATGCCAAACATCACCGCGTTCCCCGCGCCGTACAATTGCGGCCAGTTGCCATTCTGGAAAACGCGGTACATCGCGTCCTCCACCACGTCGCACGCCGTCTCGCTATCGCGGGGAGCATTTCCGCCGCGGTAACTGAGATGCCACTCCACTGCGATTGTCACGACTCCCGCAAACGCCGCCGGCATCTGGCTGTGCTCGTTCGCGGACGAAACCGCGTAGATGATCAACAACGGATACCGCGCCGCCACCGTCTCATCCACCTGGTCCGCCGTGAGCTGACCCTGAAACACCTGCCGACTCTGTGGCGACAGATCAATCTGTACGGGCGCAACACCATACTCCGCCGCGACCGACGCCATCGTTTCGCGGTACGTCTCGCGCAACCGCCGCAGAATCGCATCGCGCAAACGCCGCGCCCGCATTACGACCTCCTCCTGCGCGCCGCCATATGCGCGCGGATATCGTTAACCATCTCGCGCAAATCTTGGTCCGATGCGCCGAAAAATCTGCGCCGCGGCAAGTGCGCCGTGCCGCGGTTGTGCCCCTCCGCGCGCTGCGCGAACTCCCCGTAGATGCCAATGAGAAGCGTATCCCGCCACGGCGTTTTAACCACGATCGCCTGTAGCATGTGGGGTGCTTTGGGCCCGCGCAAATCAACCGTACTCCGACCCAGCCAATGCTTGAACGCGCCGTACCCGCCCTCGAACCGGATGCCTCGCCCACTGCGCGTCAACCGCACGCCCGCCGCCGCCGCCTCCGCCCGAGACATAGCCGGCGTCAGTTTTTTCAACATTCGCTGTGCGGCGCGTTTTTGCGTGTCGGTAGGCACCCTGCGCGTCCCAACACGCCCAAACGGGTAGTAGTAATACGGGCGCTTCGTGCTGTACGGAGCAAACGGCGATTCGTTGACGTCAACACCTCGCGCCGTCCGTTCCAAAATGCGCGCCCGCTGCCGGTGACCCGCGTACAACAAATCACTCTCGTTTGGCATCCACCGAGCCGCCGCTTTGCGCACCGCCTGTTCCGGCGCCTCGCCGGATGACGTCTTGAACCAAACCTTAATTCCCACTACAGATCACGCAACCACTTCAGGCGTTTGACGTTGTTTCTGTATATCGGGAGTTGCTTGAAGTCGCTTATACTGATCCCCCGCGTCCGCAAAAACTCCCGCAACGTATCCGCATCCTGAATCCGTGGCAAATCCCACGACATTTTGATCCAATCCGCGTTTTCCATGCTGACGTCAATGGGTTCATCAACGTTATCGTTCCGCATTTTCCATCGCTCCCTGAACAATCCGCTTCCACCCCCTTGGGCCCACCGGTTTGCTCTCGCTATCCGTCCACACCACGCTTCCAAATTTTCCGCCCCCCGATAAAACCACAATCTCTTTCTCGTTCAGACATCCAAACCCAGTGTGTGGTGTGGAAAATATGCGCGAAACCGGAATGCGCGCGCCGATCGTCTCCCCCGATCTATCCGACGCGAACGAATCTGTTACCCAGTACAAGACGGAAAAACTGCTCAGGGGCTGTAGTTGGCCCTCGCTCGTCACGATCAGGCCCTTGACTTTTTCCCTACTCCGTTCCGCCCTGCGCGTGCGCGGCGTATCGTGCATGCCCCTCCACGCGAACACGTGCGTAATCCCGTGCTTCGCAAACCATTCCTGCGTCCACTCGTACTGCGCGCGCACAAACGCCCTCAACGCCGCGCCGTGTCTCTCGTACAATTTCATCGCACTAACCCATTGCCGGCGCGTTTCGAAAACCTTCCATCGCTTCAACCCAAACTCTTTCTGCGCCGCGTGCTGGATCGCCAACGACCATTCGTTGTTGTCCGAACTCGTGATCGCCCAATGGTGAATCAACTCGGCACACGCCGCATACACCGGGTCCTCCGCCGCAAACGGTCCCCACCAACTTGCCAAAGTGGCCGGCGACTTATCGCCCACCATTTCCTCAACCAACGCCCAAAAAGCTTTGTTCATCCGGAGCCGATCCGCCAACCCCAGCGCCATGTTCTGTTTCGCCTCTATCACCGCCTGCCGATCCGGATGTCCCTGATACATCAAACTCTCAACGCGATCCGCGCTTTCAAAATCGAACACCAAATCCGTTTCCGCTTTCCACGGCTGAACTCTCTTGGGCTTGCCAGTCGCCGATTTCGCTTTCGGTTTTGTCTCAAGCGGCATCGGAACCCACTGGTGGCGGCAGTTGTACCCGCCGCCCGTGATGAACGGATTGGGTAGTTGCCCGTTGTCTAGTTGCTCGATCTCCTCACGCGTCAATCCGTTCTCGCGCGTACGATCCAACATCCGCTCGCAAAACGGGCGCGTCAATTTGTCGCGCGGCCCCTCGTACCGGAACTTCAACCGCTCCCCGACTCGGTCCTGAACGAGATCGTACGCCCGCGACGCCGCCGTCCGAAAAAACATACTCTGTGACGTGGCGGCTAACGTCGTCGCCTCAGCCACCGTCCGATTAAACGCACCCGAAACGAACTCGACTAGGTCGCGAAACTCTAACGCCCCAACCGACATCAACGCACGCCGTTTCGCCTGCGCCGCCGTCGCATCCACCACCGTGCGCAAATTCTCCCACGTCGTCGCCTGAACCGCGTTCAACGCCGCCCGATCGCGCCTCGTCAACTCCATATCCAGCGGAACTTTCAACCGCTGGCTGATCAACTCCAACATGTGCGTTATGAACGGCAACTGCCCCGGGAACGTTTTGACAAATTCCTCGATGACTTGATCGTACCCAGCGCGCTGCAACGATTCCGTGATAAACGAATCCACCAGGCGCAACATGCGCGCATTCTGTTCCGTTCGCCGAATCGTCCCATCGTCATCTATCGCGAGGTACCGCTGGAGCAACGCAATCGTTTTCGCCCGCGCCGACTCGATCACGCCCTCTAATTCCGACTGGAATTGGGCGACCAGACTATCCACCCTATCGCCCCAACTCTCAAGTACCGCTTTAAGTTCGTCGGCCAATGTCCCCAATCACGCCCGCTGGAGTTGCCGCTGCGCGAACACGTACGTCTCCGGCTGCTGCCCGCCCAACAACACCGCCGTATCCACGCGCAACGCACCAGTGATCGTATAGTTCGCCTCACTGATCGGTATCGGCTCGTCGTTCTGTAATCGTAGCGCCTGCCCGGGGGTCGCCGCGTAGACATTCCAATGCGTCGCGCCCTCCGGTGGCGTCAGCGACGCGATCGAGATCCGCGGCACATACTCCGCAGGCACCTCAACTATCACCGGCTGACTCCCCGCCGATTCCCCATTTCCGGGCGCGCTCCACCCGCGATATCGAGACGAATCAACCCACGTGATCGCGATCTCGTACGTTCGCGCCGGTTCGCCGCCGCCCGCGACCACGGAAACGCTTTCCTCGTTCCACGTACCCGCGTTTTCCTCGTGTAGCGCCCCGGGGCACGGCAGAGGTTTCCCGACAATCGGTAGCCCAATCGCCCACACCGCGTGCCAATACCGCTTGACGTTCTCGATCGCGCGATCGCGCTTCAGCTCATACCGGTCCGAGACGCGCCGATTCGCCGCCGCCTCGTAAAACAGAGCGATGGCCCTGTACAACAACCAAGCCAACACCGGGGCACGCCTGCGCGCGTAACGTTCGGTTACCACGATTTGCGACAATCTGATCGCACGCACAATTCCGCCCAGTTGCCCTATCGCACCCCACGAAATATACGACCCGCTATATCCCCACGCGCCCCAGAGGCGGAACGTCTGTAGTATCTCGTCCGCACACTGGTTCCACGCCAACCGACAGATCCCCTCGTCACCCATCAATGAGATGCCCTCGGTTTCCGCCACTTCGGGTATCTCGGGATCAACCGAGATGAGATCCGCCAGTGTGAGGTG